CGGAATCGATCTAAATACCGACCTAATCACATCTCTTACTCACGGATTTAGAACAGGACAGGTTGTTCAGTTCCAGTCAATCGCTGCCAACGGTTTCCCAGGCAGCAATAACCTTAACCCATCGACCCAGGTGGTGGGAAGTAGCACATCACCCAACCTGTCTAACACCGAAAGATACAGGGTGTTCGTAAACTCTCCAGACAGAATTCACCTTACGCCAGAAAATGCGGTGATTACTGCGGGAGCGACTATTTCTAGATCCGGGGGAACGGTCACCGTTGTTACTGCAACCGATCACGGAATCATGGATGAAAACAACACAGGAATTTACGGACTACCCTCCGTTGCAAATATTCCAGAATCTTATGTGGGGCCGGTAACAAGAATAAATGGAACTAGTTTCACATTCCCGGCTACAGGAAGCTTTACTGTTGCATCTACACCAGCACCAAACGCACTTATATCAGAAGTATTAAACTTTACGACACAGGGTAACACCCAGTACACCTACTTCTTGTATCCAAACGGTTCGCTAAACAACACTTCTGGACCAAACTATCAGCCACTAATTTCGATTAGGCTTTCTCCATCAGCAGACTCTGGCATTACCGGAAAACTTGGAGATAGAGATATCATTAACCGAATGCAGCTACGGATGAACGAAATTGGAGTATCCACTGATGAGCTAGTAGAAGTTAAGCTAGTCCTTAATGGAAGACTGAACAACCTTGGATTTACGGCAATGCCCAATCCGTCACTGGTTGAGTTGGTTGAGCATACACCACAGGATACAATTTCCGGGGGTATTCAGGTTTATAACTTCCAGGCAGAAGGTGGAACTGGAGGAAGCAAGGGGACAACATCGGTAAACATCGATCAGCTGTTTGAGTTGTCTAACTCTATCCTAGGTGGAGATAACATCTTCCCCGATGGTCCAGACATTTTGACGGTAGCAGTTTCCAGACTTACTGGGAATGACACCAGAACATCTGCAAAACTATCATGGGGTGAAGCACAAGCTTAATCCAGATATTTTATCCACTACTGTGATAAAATTGTATATATGGCTAATCCGCTAAACTTGTATGCTACGAAGGTGTTCTCCGAACATCCTTTAGCTTTGTGGGCACTGGATGATAAGGCAGACTACATTTCTCTTATTCCAGATGCGAACCAGGATTTAAATACCTGGACAAATACCGGAGTAGACTCTATCGTAAATGCCAGGAATGGTGCGCTGTTCAGCGTTGTGCCACCCCCACCACCTTTTGCGGACAAGATCGCCAATGGAGTTATTGGAGATTCCGGAAATAGTGGACTAGTAACTTTCACCAGCCCCTTTGCCCTCAATCCCGAAGACCTTAGTCTAAGTCAGCAAACATTTTCAGTAGCTACTTACATATATTCATATGCTAAAATTATAGATTTCAGAATTGGCTTCCGATACTTCGATCCTATAGCTGAAGAAATCAATGAGGTTATTACATCTAAGCCCATCAGGAAGCCCGCAGGACTTAGCTCTACCTTAGCCTGGGCATTCGTTGGAGAAAGCTTTGAGCTACCTGAATCATTTGAAGACCTGGAAATCATATTTGAAATATACTATATTGATGAGGGTGCTCCATACGAGTTTGTGATTAACGGAATTAGTGCGGGCCAGTGGGCCGAAGAGTTTCAGCTAGAGTCTTTTGGAACACAGCTAGTCGATGTTCCTAATACCATTGCCATTCAGAATACAAAGGGTGTAGAAGCTTTTCCATACGGCTTAGCAGAAAATCTGGGGTATTACATTGCAGAAGAAAATGCGTTAGTAGCAAGAAACTATGGCATACCCTTAGTCTTTGGATCACAAAACTCTACACACATAACTCCTAAAACGAACTCTCCCTCCCTAATAGTTCCAGGCCTTGGTTTTATGAATCAGGCTGGACAGTTTAACAACCTAACAGCTGAGTTTTGGATAAAAATACAGTCAAAGGCTGTAGTCCCAAGAAAGATTTTTGGCCCAATATCGTCTACGGATGGACTGTATGTCGATGGTCCGTTTCTAAAGTTAAGAATTGGGAACAAGGTGGGCTCTCATTTTGTTAGAGAGTGGGACAGGCCCATGCTAGTTGATATTAGACTTTCCCCGAGAAAGTCCACATTGATAATTAACGGTGAGGCCGTTTTTGATTTAGACTTAAACCCAGCAGATTATAGATTTCCAGCAAGTTTGTTAAATGGGTTAGAGCAAGACTGGCTAGGATTCTACGCATACCCCGATGTTCCACTGATGCAGATAGACTGCGTGGGGATCTATCCCTACGAAGTAGCTACCATTGTTGCAAAAAGAAGATGGGTATATGGACAAGGGGTCCAGGTTCCCACAGACATAAAAGGTCTAGACTCCTCCTCTTCGGTGTTTATTGATTATCCTTTTTCTAAATATGCTAAAAACTTTTACTTTCCTGGTTCTAGCAAATGGAATAACGGTAGCCTAGAAAACCTAATTGCAGAAGACGACGCCTTGACTTCACCAGATCACCCAAACCCCGTAATTAGATTTAGCGACAAGACAGAAAATCGCTGGTATGAAGACCTAGCCGCCATTCAAGGATCTGAAGATAACGTAATAACGTTAAGGCCAAATAGTCTATGGGGCTCAACAGAAGGTCATATGTACTTTCCCAACATGAATTTCTTGCAAGAACAAACAAGATCTTTTTACGGGGTGTTTGAGTCAACGACGATGTCCTTAGAAAAAAAGGTACTGTTTGAAATTATAAACCTTAACACTTCTAAAAAAGTTCAGGTATATTACAAAGGAAATAGAATAACATCCTCCACATTAGAGCAGATTCAGACAGAGCAGTCTGGTCAAGAGGTAATTGTTTCCGGAAAGCTCCATGGTCTAAAGACGGGCATGAGTGTACTCGTAGAGGGCAGCAAAAGGGTGCCTACGGGACTTTATCAAATATTCGTAATCTCTAGGTCCTCTTTTTCTTATCAGGTAAACCCAAATCAGTCTGATGTAGTAGAAAAGGCTAAAGACTTAGACCTTGGCTACGCCTATGACTCAACAATCTATTATGCCTTTATTAACAGGTTTACAAATCAGGTATCTGGGGTAGACCAATCTCCATTTGAGGAAGAAATATTCTATACAGCACCAGGACACACAATTGGCAAAAAGTTTATGGCTGGGATACATCTTCCAAGATTTGTTAGGGAAGAGGGCAAAGAGCTGGCCAACTTCTTCGGAACAAGACAGAACCTTTCTATATATATAGCTGGATCAGAAGATTTAACAAACACCTTTGACGGAAACATTTATAAAATTGGATTTACCAGTGCAAGAAATCTTAAAAAAATTGAGCACTTGTTTAATAGCGTAGGAATTCCCGTAGACTATGAGAATGTTTTTAATAGTTTTGGATTAAATGTTTACGATGCCGGAGATGAATATTTTGGAAATGACCCAGAGTATTGGCCCCTAGTCCTAGACGGTGGAGATCCATACGACTTTCAATCACTTAAAGCAATTGAACACGTAGCTACATACACCCTGCTTCCGAAGGTTGAAATGGGAATGTTTATGCTGGATGTCGCTGTTGATGCATATTGGGAAGACTATGTTCCGCTTTCCTATTTTGCCAAGGAATCTTTAAATGCCTTTGGTCGTAAGCAGTCTGGGGTAAGCTTCGTTCAGGTTAATTTAGATTATCCGAACATGAAAACCTTTGATGAGGAGGGAAACCACGATACATCACAAAACCTAGTAAGAGCGTATGTGGCATTCCAGTACCTGGCCGAGGGGTCAAACTCTATAGAAGATAACTTTTCCAGAAAAGAAAGCCTTAACAGCCTTGGGGTAGTAGAGCCACAAGCTAACTGGCTAACAACAAAATATGAGGTTGTGGACGGAACAATCGTGTATCCTCCATCAGATGTAGACTACAGGGATGTTTCCATAAACTTTTACCTAGAGTATAACATTAATGGTATTAGATTTAATAAAGTAAAGATTAGATCTTTGCAAGCATCTTCCCAATTTTTTGGAACATCTCCAAACAAAATTGGCACAAAGTTTGGAACAGACCTTGTTCCGTTTAGAAGAGCGGGTCAATACTTTGACTACAAATCTCCACCCCCATTTGGAATTTACAAGGGTAGTAGTCCATACCTGTACAACACTTCCAACAGTGGCATAGAAATTCGTGGAAATTATACAAACTTAAACAGGTCTGGAATATCTATTCCTATAAACACTAATGCCGCCCCATTCTTTAAGATTGGTTCAATGCAGATGTCCTTAAAGTATGGGGAAGATCTTTTTCCAGAGGTTCCTGTAAAAATATTTGAGATAGAGTCTGGCTCTGTGTACATAAAATTTTTCCTGGTAGCAGACAGTGCCAGCAGAAAGCGTGGACAAATATATGCCTTAGACGGAAACACAAACCAGCTTCAAGGTAACCTTGTATTCTTTAACAACGGCGTACCAGTAAAAAGGCCAATTCTTTATCCAAACACCTGGTCTGCCGTCGGACTGTCCTTCCCAGGATTTTTAGACATTGGAAACTTTGTTGGAGCCTTGAGGCTAACTAGCCCTATCATGTTTAACAACTTTAGCTTTTATCAGACAACCTTGGCAGATGATGAAGAGCGTTTTGGTTTTCGTCAATGGTTTGCTGTTAGAAGTTTCCTGGGAGACCCCATCGATTGGGGGTTCTGGGCAGGAAAAGAGCTTTCCGGGGGTGCGGTGGTCCCCAGTGGTGCCCAGGCTTTTTCTTGGCGAGAGGTACTGTTCTTGTCAACAACCCTTAGGGAAGAAATTGACGCAAGTAATATTTATAAAATATATTCTGGAACAGACAGATTTGTTTCAGAAAGCGACCAGCCGCTATTGATACAAGATTATAAATATAAAGTTTACAATGGGTTAAGCTGGACACAGAATATAGTTAATCCTGTTTAATATGGTATAATAGTGGTTATGAGAAACAAAAAACCACGCTTCCCCGGTCAAGTCGGTGACACAAAGGTACAAGTTATTCAAGAAAGCTTTTCTAACTTCGGAACTTATGTTTGGCATAAGCCAAGCGGAAAGGCTTTTACGGACGGTGACGGCAACGCTCTGTCCATCGAAGCCATGAAAGACGATACTTCTAGGATTAAAGAGCTACAGGATGCAGCCAAATACTGGGGGCAGCCAGAGGGTAAGGCAATCTTTTATCCAAATATGAGAAAAATCTCACAAGAAGAACACAGCGAGCAGATCGACAGAATGTCACAAGGATTTATTCCCAGCATGAATGACCTAGGTGCCGTCATTGCTGCAAAGAAAACTTTAAATGCTTATGGAGACGAGGGCTAATGTCAGAAGAGTGGACGGTCGGAGCAAGGATTGACGACATAGACAAAGAAGAGGATATTTTTAAAAAGCAAGACCCCTTTTCAAAATCCTGGAATGACATTAGATCCTTTAATGGTCTAGATAATAACTTTAAGCGCAGGGCTTCTCGGCTGTCAAAAACGGTAGAGCCTACAGATAGCTACCTTTCAAACGCTAAAGCAATTCCTGCCGGAGAAGAGGGTGCTCGCTCTAGTCAAATCAATCCAGGGACGGTCTTTCGTAATGGATACGGAATGTTTGATGTTATTACTCCACCCTGGAACTTGTACGAACTTGCAAACTACTACGACACATCTTTTGCAAATCACGCAGCCATTGATGCCAAGGTAGAAAACATCGTTGGCCTTGGCTATGATTTTGAGGTATCCCCCAGAACTATGCTTAGACTAGAGGCTAACTCCGACGAAGATTCGGTTCAGAGAGCAAGGAAAAGGATTGAGCGAGCTAAGGTAGAGATGAAAGAGTGGTTCGAAAATCTAAATCAAGATGACTCTTTTACTAACACTATGATGAAATTTTACACAGATCTTCAGTCTACGGGTAATGGATACCTGGAGGTTGGACGTAAGGTAAACGGGGAGATTGGATACCTCGGACACATACCAGCTACGACCATGAGGGTCAGAAGGCTAAAGGATGGGTACGTTCAGATTATTGGTCAAAAAGTTGTTTACTTTAGAAATTTTGGGGCAAAGAACCCAAACCCGATTACTACAGATGCTAGACCCAATGAGATTCTCCACTTTAAACAATACTCGCCCTTAAACACATTCTATGGTATTCCAGACATAATGTCCGCTATCAACTCTCTGCACGGAGATCAGTTGGCTTCACAATACAACATTGACTATTTTGGAAACAAGGCCGTTCCCAGATATGTTGTAACCCTTAAGGGGGCCAAGCTATCTTCTGATGCGGAGGATAAAATGTTTAGATTTTTGCAGACAAGCCTTAAAGGACAATCTCACAGAACTCTCTATATCCCCTTGCCTCCAGACACGGACAACAACAAGGTTGAATTTAAAATGGAGCCAATTGAGAGTGGCATTCAGGAAAGTTCTTTTAAGGAATACTCTAAGCAAAACAGAGACAACGTCTTAATGGCACACCAGGTCCCACTATCTAAAATTGGTGGGTCTGACTCTTCAAGTATTGCCTCCGCCTTAGCGCAAGATAGGACCTTTAAGGAGCAGGTAGCTAGGCCAGCTCAAAAGAACTTAGAGAAAGTTATCAACAAGATCGTTCGAGAAAGAACAGACATCCTAGATTTTAAGTTTAAAGAACTTACTCTTACAGATGAGATCTCACAGTCTCAGATTCTTGAGCGGTATGTCAAGATGCAGATCATGACTCCTAACGAAGCCAGGACTCAGCTGGGGCTTCCACAAAGACAAGACGGGGATGATCCTTTTGAAATGAGTCCCAGGCAGGCTACAGATACTAGGGCGAATGCTGCTGGGAACAGAGAGCGAGACGCAGAAAGGGCTAACAACCAGTCAGACGGATCTGCAACAACCCAGGGCAGAAATGCTCAGGGTGAGGGAAGATCATCTCAATAGTTATTAATTTGTTAGTTTTAAAAATGCATGTTATAATTAGTGGAGTATGACTATGTTTAAATCGCAATGGAATACAGAGGGAGACTCTGTTCGCTTTTCCGTCCCCTTCAGCAAGGTCGACGTGGAGAGGCGAATTGTTGCTGGCTTTGCAACATTGGACAATGTAGACAAGCAGGCAGACATCGTTACCTCTGAAGCTAGCATGGATGCCTTCGCAAGATTCCGGGGGAACATCCGTGAGATGCACCAACCATCTGCTGTTGGCAAAATGGTATCCTTCAAAGAAGATAGATACTTTGATCCAGAAAGCAAAAAGTTTTATAGTGGAGTATATGTCTCTGCTTATGTCTCTAAAGGCGCACAGGACACCTGGGAAAAAGTTCTAGACGGAACCTTGTCGGGCTTTTCTATTGGGGGCAAGATGAATAAGTGGGATGACGCTTATGATGAAAAGATGGACTCTCAGATTCGTATCATAAAAGAGTACGATCTTGTAGAACTTTCCCTTGTTGACAATCCAGCCAATCAGTTTGCGAACATTCTTTCTATTGAAAAAATTGACGGGGTAGACGTTGTAAAAACAATTGGCCCAGAAACAGTTCTTGAAAATATTTTTTGGGATGAGGAAAGTGGACTCGTAATGGTATCCTCACTCGAAACAGAGCTTAGCCCCACCACTAATAAGCCAATGTCAAATATCGGATTTGTTGAAAAAAATGACGATCAAAAAGCAGACATGATAAAATTCTTGATTGATAGTGCTAAAGGCATTAACACAATTGAGATTAATAAGGAGGTAAGTCCTATGACTGATGAAACAAGTAACCTCGAAGAGGTTGTAGAAAAATCAGACGAGGTCGCTCCAGAGGCAGATGCCGCAGCTGAAAGCGTTGAAAATGTCGAAAAGGCAGACAATGCAGATGCAGAGGTCGAGATTGAAAAGTCTGAGACCGCTGAGACCGAAACAGTTGAAAAAGCTGACGAGGTTGTCGAAGAAGCTGCTGAGGTATTGAAATCAGATAACGTTGCTGTAAGTGCAGTTGCCGATATCAAAGATGCCATTACATCAGCCTTTAGCGATCTAGCAGAGACCGTGAAGTCCCTTCACGAAGAGGTCAATGCTTTAAAGAAATCAATTACTGGAGTATCCGAGGAAGTCTCTGCAGCCAAGCACGAGATTTCAGAAACAAAGGGCCAGTTTGATGAGTTTGGAAAGCGTGTTGATGCCGTAGAGCAGGACACAGCCTTCCGCAAGTCTGGCGATCTAGGCGAGATCGTGCAGGATCAACCAGATATGGTTGAAAAATCCCTATGGGGCGGTCGTTTCCTCAAAACTGCCGATTTATTCAAGTAAACAATCACTTAGGAGGTGACAAAATGTCGGAAGATATTAAAAAGAATCAGCCAGGTGAATCTGGTGAACTAGGAGGGACAACTCCTGGTAGCTTCCAGGCTCAAGGTGGATTTGCATCTGGTGGCATCGGAGGGGTAACTAACCCAGGCGAAAGCACATTGGGAAACATCCCTACAGCCGCGTTTGGAGTGACAAGTGGAGCCAATGCCGTAAATCCTTCGGGTGATGCAGCTAGTGGTATTCTACGTCCAGAACAAGCACGTCGTTTTATCGATTATGTTTGGGATGGAACTGTTCTCGCCAAAGATGGTCGCCGCGTAACTATGCGCGCAAACACCATGGAGCTCGAAAAGGTCAATGTGGGGGAGCGCGTTATCCGTGCAGCTTCACAGGGTACTGGTAACTATACCAATACTGGTGCTACCTTTGCTAAGGTAGAGCTAACCACCAAAAAGATCCGTCTGGACTGGGAAGTCACAGCAGAAGCGCTAGAAGACAACGTCGAAGGTGCTGCTCTGGAAGACCACATTGTCCGATTGATGACAAATGCATTCGCAAATGACATCGAGGATCTTGCTATTAACGGTGATGGAGCAACAGGAAACTTCCTGTCCATCATGGACGGTTTCGTTAACAAAGCCACTACCGGTG